TTACTTATCGACGTCTTCACTTTTCTCCTCGATGACCTGAAGACTGTTCTTTATCTTCCGGGGGACCTTCACCCCGACCTGTGCCAGATTCTCCGTGATAGAGAGAATTTCCTGACCAACATAAAATAAGACAGTCCCGAAGGTTATCACCCCACTGAGTCCAAGAATTTGATCAATGATATTCGCCACTATGATAACCAGGAACGTCAACATCTTTCGCACATACCCAAACCAAGCACTGCGACTGCGAAGTTTCCCAAACTTAATCGCCTTAACAATCCCCGTGATGATATCAATGATAATCAACACCATGAGGAGATCTATAAACTTTACGTTCCCAAATAAATATGCTCTTGCTACATCCAAAGACTCAATATTCAATAACAACGATGTTTCCTCCACTTCTCTCACCTCATAATTTTGTCAAAATAAAAAAGCCTTTTAGGCTTTGGGTAATCACTATTCGGCTTTGCTAATGCTATTGACTGATCGGGCGTCGATAATGACATCCCCAATGATGACGGTATGCTCAGGGTTTGAGTGCCCTTGTGCTTCCTTAATCACTTCTTGATATTCCTTGGCGACAGCTGCATTCCATTCTTCTACTTCGGTCTTATGCTTAGTTCCGTTGTGCTCAATGACAGTTATTTTAATCATGATTTTTTACCTCCTTTCCGTTGATGCTGCTTGGCTTTTTTATGCTCTTTTTGCAGGAGTCCCTCGGCTTTCTCTAGCCTTTCCCTCAAGTCTTGATTTTCTTGGGTGAGTAGGGTGTGCTGCTGTGCTAGTGCATTAAGCTGGACTTCCTTTTGGCCGATGATTTTGATGAAAAAGGAAGGGTCAAGTTGTTGGTTTTGGTTTTCCATGAATTCATTCTCCTTAAAAAAGAGGGCTATTAAGCCCCCATTTGTTTTATTTTTTCTTCTATGACCATCATTCGTTCTTCCTGGTCAAAGTATTTCTTTTCAAGTTCTTCGATTCTTCTACCTTTGGTTTCATTCTCATGCTTCAGCACTTTGATGTCTTCCACGTTATCGTTCAAAATTGGGATAAATAGAAACGGAAGCCTCTCATACTTCAAGCCTTGGATGGAGCGATTACCTTGTTCGTCCGGCAAGCCTTTATTTACAAAGAGATCAAGGCCAAGTTCCGCGACATCTTCCGCGATGGCTCCTGGTACTCTCTCCATATAAGGGATGTCTAAGTCTTCAAGAGAGCCACCGTTCGATAGGTAGTTCGCATACTGATCGATGGTCGTCTTATCAAACCACGTTTTCGGTTTCAACTTTAGGATTTTGTATGCTTCCTCTTTTGGAATCTCTTCCTCGAGATATTTGAACTTCCTTGAAGAAGTGTCTCTTCCCATTACACCATTGGAGGTAATGTAAAGGTTTGAACCATAGGTATAGGTCCGGTTAAAGATTGAATCTGAACGAATGAAGGTTGACCTAGAATCCTCGCCGAAAGAAAAGACATTTCTTCCTCCCTGGAAGACTGTAAGTTCTCCCGCACCGTTCCCGCCAACCCTGTTATTGTAAGGAGATTCGGAGATTTCAAATCCATTCCCATTTAGGAAGGTTAATCCTTCCCCCTTACCAGGATCGTTAATTCTCAAGGAATTGATGTTAATCAGATTGTTGTTTTGCATATCGACGTCACCATCAAATGCAAATCTGTTTGCAAGTTCTTTCTGGAATACTACTGTTGGATCACCAGCATTCCCCGATGAGCCGATAGAGAGAACATTCATACCATAAGGACCGACATTGAAATTCGTTTTCATTCCACTAAAAGTAACACTACCAGTACTACTTTTGCTGCGGAATTCAATGTCTCTCAATGCCTCCATAGTTAGCGTTTCTGATCCGCTTACCCCATTGGCAAAGAATTTTAGAACTGATGTCCCTCCTGAAGCAATGGATAAAGGGCTGTTGTATGCGCCTACTTTAAATTCAAAATATCTATTGTCCAAGCCTGCAAATTCAAATTTCTCACCATGGGTAACATACATCGAATCAGCATAAAGGCTTATACCTTGCTCCCTTAAAGCATAACCTGTGCTTTTAGTGATTCTGTCACGATAAATCCTTAAAGATCCTGTTGAAAGTTCTCCTCCTTCTTCCGTATTGTAAGTGGAATCCCTGGTAGAAATGTTCTGAGAGTATGCCTTCCCTGCCCTTATTGTTGTTCCGTTAAATAATACGTTGCCCCCAGCACTAGGGGATTTTGAGACAAGTTCTACTCCGTCTACAAGACCGGCCGTTACCTTCCCGAGATTGGCAGAAATGGCGGAGAGTTCATTCGCATTGATCTTCGAGGCGTCTACGCTGGCGATCTTTGCATTATCCACCGCGAGGTTCGCGATTTTGGCGGATGTGACGGCTGCATAGTCGAGCTGGGCATTACCGACAGCCAGGTTGCCAATCTTCGCCGTCGTGATGGCTGCATCGGCTACCGCCAATGTCCCGACCGCTGCGATCCCAATCTTGGTGGATGTGACGGCCAAGGTGCCAATCATAGCATTCCCGATCGCCAGGTCCGCAATAATCCCGGATGAGGCGGTGATCGTATTCGTCGCCATCTCGTAGGACCGGATCGTCCTGGTAGCAATCTCATTCGCCGTGACAGCGCCCGTAGCAATCTTTGAGGTCGTAACAGCCCTTGCGTATATCTCGTTTGCTGTAACGGATCCTGTGGCCAATTTCGACGTTGTCACAGACCTGGCGTACAGTTTATCCGTTGTGATTGCTCCGGCATTGATATCGTCATCAGGGTGAGGGGCGTAGTCAAGAGCGACAATGCCTCGGTGCCACATGATCCCGTTCACATTCGTAACGGTCCCGGAAGCTCCATTCCGGAATTCAATCATCATCCTGGCTGCCGTGGTAGGCGCTTTGACTTTCGCCACCAATTTCCGATACTCAGATGAATAAGAGGTCAATGATTCAAAAACGTCTCCGGCAAACCCCGCCGATTCCGTTTCGAATCTGATCCGAATGTAGAAATCGTCAGCGCCAGTTGTAACCCGCTTAAAGTACGCAGAAAGGACAATGTCCTCCCCAGGACTCACCGGGAGTGTGTAGGACCTCAAGTACGATGTCGTATCAACGGTCAACGACTTCTTAGAAATATACTCTGTGTCGTTGATCCGGCTCGCATACCCCGGGCTCTGATCTGGCCGACTGAACGAGAACAGATTCGATGAGGACACATTCAACGATCCGGCGTTGATGATGTCGGCGTTGATGTCTTTAATGATCCCACTCTCAGCTGTAATCGTACCGGTGGCCATTTGGTTGGCTGTGACGGTATTGGTGTATATTTTTCCTCCATCAAAAAATGAAGTGTTTGGATACTTCCACAGCCTTAGTGTAGAGTTATATCCTTCAATATCTTCGGGAGCAGGTGTCCACTCATTACTGCTGATAAACCCTTTTGATATTTTTATTTCTCTCATCTTTTGGTCTACTGTTCCTGCTGATTGATAAAGACCAAACATGAGATACTTTGCATTAGAAGGTAAATCGTTTGGAATCATGAATTTGTGAGTATATCTCACCCATTCTCCAGGCTTGAAATTATTTTTGATCACATTAAATCCTGATCCTAAAGTTGAAACAACCGTTACATACCTTTGATCTGTCCTATCGTCTGTTTCTGTTGTTCTGATTGTCATCAATGCTGTAGATAACAACTCAAAAGTTTCTGCTTTCATGTCAAAAGATACTGTAAATGAATCCCCCGGCTTAATTGGTATCCTTGATTCAGTGTATATCGGGCTGTTCCCTGTGTAGTCAGTATAATTAAGTCTAAATATTTTGCTTTGAGGCTTATCCGGATCGGGATCTAAAATGGTTCTTTGTCCGTTTTCTGAGAAATACCACTTATCCAAGCCCTCATTAAATGTACTATTTAGAAGTAAATTCCTTTCTGACAAATCAAGGTTTGTAGGATCATAGTTTTTATCAAAAACGGTACCAGGACCCACTGAAATCTTTTCAGCGTTTAACCTCTGGACCTTCTGATTGGTCACTGCTAGATCTTGAATGGCTGCCGTCCCGACTGCCAAATTGGCAATCTTAGTGGCAGATACGGCTTTGTCCGCCAGCTTCGCCGCATCCACCGCCAGATCGGCCAACTTTTGATTATTGATGGCGCCGTTTTTGATTTTCTCCTGCTCCACGGCGTTGGCTGCCAACTTAGAGGCGATGACGGCATTGTTCATAAGCTTTTCGTAGCTAACTGACAAGCTCCCGAGCTTTGCATTATTGATCGCCTGGTCAACAATCTTTTCAACCGAGACAGCCTTGTTACCCAATTTGATATTATTGATAGCGCCGTCCACGATCTTATCCACCGAGACGGCCAAGTCACCGAGCTTCTTGTTATTGACCGCGCCATCTACGATTTTACCCACTGTGACGGCCAGGTCCGCCAACTTCACAGTGCCCACCGCTCCATTGGTGATCTTACTGAAATCCACCGACCCGTCATCCAACTTTTCGTTCGTGACGGCTCCAGGAGCCAGCTTCCCACTTGTTACCGCCAGGTCGGCCAATTTCCTCGCTGATACGGAGAGGTCGGCCAGTAGATCGGCTGTGACGCTCCCGAACAAAATGTCGTCCGTCACGATCCTGGCCGTTTGGGCCGTCACCACATCGGAAAAGTCACTGTATTCCCCGTGGGTGTTCATGGTACGGCCGACAAAGTACCACTGCTCATTGGTTCCCGCGTTATGGACATATCCGCCTGTCTTCCCTCTAAAGAGCAAATTCGATGGACCTGGGATGAACTCAGGGAACTGTGAGCCATAGAGCTCATACGCAGCCACATGAATGGCCGAATTGAATCCCCAGCTGAGTTTGATGGTCTTGAATAACCCGTCTGCTGTGAGACCCTTTATAGACGGCGGCGGGCTGTCTATGATGTCATAGTCGTCGATTGGACCCATATCCGGAATTGATGGATTAGACCAGACACCACTCTTTTCATTGAGTCTTGCCTCAATGGCGCTGATCCGGTCATCCGAGTCGTTGAAGTCAAGAAAACTTCCGAGTTCTACCTCTGCCGGCTTATCCGGATTAGCGACGTCATACTTGTACTTGATAATCCGGCTTTCCAACTCAATGGGTTGGGCAAAAGAATCATCGATTGCGATTGTGGTATCGCCAAGCCGGGCTTTTCGATGATCATAGCCTGATATGCTCTCCAGGAGGTGAACCGTCATGCTGACATTCAGAATGGGCTCCATTTCCTCTTGCAGAGCGTTGTAAGTCTCCTGAAGGAGTACTTCAGGGTCCTCTTGCTCTCCATCTTCGTAAAAGCCGACCCGGTGGCGCCTGGTCCCGTCTTTGTTTTTGCGTCCATACTTCTGGAGGGCCCGGGGGTCCCCGACCCACTCTTGACCAAGAGGCTTATCGACCGGATCCCCCTTGCTTACCTTCCATTCCACGTCGGCAAAGGTAATCTTCCTGGTAAAGCCCCCGTCCTCGGTTTGAAGACTGGACCCTCTACCGTAGAGGGCGGTCTTGGGACTCAATTCTATCCGGTAGTTTAACGACTCAATGTCTTCATCGATGTACCACCGGTTTCCGGCATTTTGTCCACGCCTGGGTAGAATGTCAATGTACCGGTCTTTGATTCCAGTGTCGTCAATTTCGACTCGATCTTTCAGTTCCCCGCCCCATGTATTGATGATGATCTCCAGGGCGTTCTTGGCGGAAATATAATAAAAATTGGCCGAGTTAATGCCTAACTCCGCCACGGTCCCTACCTTTATTCTGGTTTTACTTAATACGCGCGTTGTTGCTGTTTCGGCGGTAACGTTGTACGCCCGGATGTCTTCCAGAGGCTCATCTTCCAGCTCCTGCATCCAGGAAACACATTCCGCAATGATTTCCGGACCGTCCTTTCCGTTGCTCCATTCCGGATTCTTAATGATGAACAAACGAAAAACCTCATCCTTGTCATAGAAACCGACTTGGTTTTCATTAACGAGGTATGAGGCATCTGGATGATCCGCTGTAGCCTTAATCTGAAACACTGGCTCACGGTTTAGTTCGTCTTCGAATGGAGCCGCGTATACCAAGCAAGCTCCATCAGCATCCGATGACAAGACCGTCAATAGGTTGTCGTCCGGATCAAATACATAGAAATCAGCCAAGTCACCACATCCTTTCTCTGTGCTTCTTATATGGACTTGGGTTCATACAATAGCTTCACAGTGGCTGCGGTGTACGGCGACACCGTCAGTTGATTCGTAAAGGGTACAAGCTTGAAGAACCGGCTTTTAAGCGTGAACGCCGTCATACGGACGTTGTTATTGATTGTGACCTTCCGCTTGTTGAAGTCGATCACCAGGAGGTCTCCGACGACAAACCCATATTTCACTTCGACGAACTTCCCTGTCTCCTGGTGAGTCACCTTGAAGGAACTGGCTGCCGTCGTGAACTTCGCCGTAATGGTCGGCCAGTATTCCCCAGGGCCAAGATCGATGGCTTGGCCAATCAAGGTGATTTCTTTCCTGCTGCCATAAATAAACGGGTCCAGCATGGTGAGTTCGATTTCAAACTCGCCGTCTGTACCCGTCACGTTTTGGATATCATATTCTCCTTCTTGTAGCGCCATCAGATAGTTGCCTGGGTACATATCCCGCACAACCTTATATTCATCACTATGGAAAAAGGTCTGATAGATTTCGTGTTTGAAAGAGTCCAATTCTTCCAGGCTTCCCTTTTCAAAGCTGAATCCTATCTGTATCTTCCTCACTCCGATTCTGGAAGAGATCAAACGGGCACCAGGGATTTGGGAGTGTTCGTATAGCGACCGTTCTGCATTCGGGGAAGAAATCCGAAAGAAACTCACCCACAGTCCTTTTTCGTACATGTCCACCTTGTGGCCATCCGAGTACTCAATACTAAAATTAAATCGACTCTTCATCATTTAATCCTCGCTTTGAACCGCCGTGAATCGGCTTTCTTCCTCTGGGCCGTATGCTTCTGAACCGGTTCCCATACAACTTCGCCGGTCTTTTTGCCATCAATGATGACATCACCGGCGGAGATTTGAAGCTGTACCATAAGCTCTTGCGCTTTGTCTGCCACATTTTTCGATGTCTGTTGGATCCGGTTCTGAGCGTCCGCAATCAGCGTCGCAATCCGCTTGGCATGAGGACCTTCAAATGGGACGATGCCTTCCTCGACGTCCCCAAAACCTGCATTCCCGGCCACCACGGGCTTGGTAAATACCCCGCCGGTCTTATGCCAGCTGATCTTTGGATATTTGACGTTGAAGCCCGCGATGTTTTTAATCCCGCTTGATATACTGATCTTAGGTATGGACGGCTTCGGTATCTTGAGCTTCAAATCGGAAAAGGCGTTTTTGATTCGATTAATCGCATCGAGTACCGTTTGTTTGGCTGATGAGATCGGATCAGTAATGAATTTTTTTATTTTGTCGAATTTTGATGAAACCGAATCTGATAGACTACTGATCTTTGATACTACGGATGTTTTCAATACGCTGAACTTATTGACCACATAGCTGCGTATTGACTCTGCCACTCCACTTGCGGACTTGTATAGGGACTTGAATTTCGAGACCACTGATGAAGTGAAGCCGGACACCTTACTGACAACGGACGAAACCATTCCAACGAATTTGTTGATCACATAGCTTCGGATGGATTCTGCCGTCTTTGATATGTTGCTGAGTAAGGACTTGAACTTATCAATCAAGGATTTGTGGAAGTTCACTATTCTTGAAACTACCGTAGTGACCATCCCAACAAACTTCTGGACGACAAAGCTCCGGAGCATTTCAGCAATACCCTTCACTTTATTTAGTAGGCTTTGAAACTTCGCTACCGTGGAGGTGTACAAATTGACGATCAGGGTAACAATCTTGTCCTTCGCCATCTTGAAGATAGCCCCGATCAGGGTCCAGGTATTCTTTGCGTACTCGACTATGGTGTCCCAATTTTTGTAGAGAAGGACCCCTATGGCAATAAGCGCCGCAATAGCTGCAATTACAATTCCTACGACACCCGCAACGGCTCCGATACTCGCTCCGACCACTCCTGCTATCGTACCGATCGCTGCGAATATGGGTCCTAGAACCGCTAAGATCCCCAATAGCGTTCCTACTACGGCCACAATGGCTACAATAGTGGAGGTCAGGGTGGGGTTGTCGGCCGCCCAGGAGGCAATCTTCGTGACCACATTCGCGATGACGGTGAACAAAGGATCCAGGGCTCCCTTTAGCTTCTGAGTGGCTTCGGAGAGCTTCTTCGCGGGCGTGTCATCAATCTTCTTGACCTTATCCGCCAAGTTCTCCTGTTGCTTGGCCAGGTCGGCTGTGCCGTCTTTCGCGTTTAGCAAAGTATCGGCGATTTTAGATCCTTGGTCTTCCCACATTGTCACTTGTTATCGTAAAGGCTTTTTATCCTCTACTTCTTACAGTTCATTTCCTGTAAGTTCGGCATACGTCTTCACCTTAAAAGATGTTGCGGTCTCTTGGAGGGATTATATCTTTTCACCCTCTATGCTCTGCCCCTGACTATACTTCGTATAGCCTTCGGTTCAAGTTAGGAATCTCACCCTTCTTGCTTCATACCGCAATTTTACTTCGGCACAATTTATCATCTACCGAACATCTTCACGCCAAGCTCATTGCGTGCTGTTTCGTCTTTTACACCCATGAGCGCCTTTGTGGCTTCGAGTATCGCCACCTGACCCTCGTCTCCACCTTTGGTTATGGCTGCGCCCCATTCCTCGAACTTATCGATGCTGAGTCCTGCGCCGTCAATGATCTGCCTGGTAGCTTTATCGGTGCCGGCTCCAAACTCAGCCATCTTGATACGGCCTTCTTTGATCCCATCCAAGAGGTTATCGATATTCCAAGATTTCAGGTCGACGCCTGCCGCGAAGATATTTTGAATCTCTTCTGCTTTGTATCCGGCCAGCTGGAGCTGCGTGCCGTATTCGGCGATGATATCTAGCTGTTCAGGTGGGAAGCCCCCTTGTAGCAAGGCATCCACAAGCCCGAGCGCTTCGTTATTGGATATTTTAAGGGCCGCGCCGATTTCATTTGTTTCCTGGATCAACTCATTAAAGTCGATGCCACCATACAACTTGGTGATTGTGGCAGCGCCTTTGATGACCGCCTCATTTGTGGTGTCACTCGCTTTCTTGTTGAGCGCCCACTGTTTCCGTACCCCTTCCAGGGCTGCTTCCGCATCGACCCCGTAAGACTCGACGTTTCTGACCAACTTGTAAATATCCTTCTTGGCGCTCTCAGGCACTTCAAAAGTGAGATCGATCTTGGCTTTGAGGTCTGCCGCATCGATGGATTGACCAATGGCTGCCCCAATACCGAGACCCGCTGCCAATCCACCAGCAAGTCCGCCAATTTCGGACCCTAAACCTTTCACAGAGCCCTTGGCCTCATCAGCGCTCTTCCCAAGCTTGTCCAGGTCCTTTCGGATAGACTTGATGGAAGACCCATCATCCAACTTGGCCAGGACCTTCTTGACCTGGTGGATATCTGCCTCGGTTCCTACTGCGCTCTTCGATACTTTCCGGAAGGCGTGTTCCAATTGTTTTGTGGAGGCCGTCCCCTTATCGATTGCTTGAGCAATTTCAGGGCCGAGCGCCTGGGCCAAATCCTCCGTAGAGGTTTCCGTCACTTCCATGATCCGTTTGACGTCTTGCATCGCTTTTTTATAGCGCATTTGTTCGTTTTTGGTTGATGTCAATTGGTTTTCTAGCTTCTGTTGGGTGGTTTGATACCCAAGGAGTACATCATTTAACTTCCGTGCCTCATTGGAGTTTTCCCCATAGGCTGCCTTTGCTTTGGCCAATTGGCTCGCAGTGGCTTTTACTTTGTCACCGGCCAGCTGATGTTGCTTGGTGAGGTGAGAGAGCTTTGCTTCAAATCGCTCCGAAGTTGTGCCATTTGCTTTCAGCTGCTCTTCCTGGAGCTTGAATTCTTTTCTAAGCGTTGCGGATTCTTTGCTGATCTTGGCTATGCCTTCATTAAATTCTTTGTTGAAGATACTGAACTTAACCTTTACTTCCGGTTGTCTTGCCATCTATTCACCAACTTACTTTGTATAAGGGTTCGCCTGCCAACTGTCGAAGGCCGATTTCCCCTCGTAGATTCGTTCAACCGAGCGATAGGGAAAGTGCCAGAACACGTCGTCTGAAATTCCGTATACCAAACAATAGAGAACGTATCGATCCTCTACCGTTTGGATTTTGAGTTCTGGTGGTTTCGCTTGCCCTTTTTCGGTTTTTTTTTCGTGCTATCTTGAAGTGACTTAGCAAATTGATTCGGATCTTTATCAGCAAGGTCGGCAATCAATTCCGCGTAGGTCTGGATGGTGGTCTGCGTGTCTTCGTGATAGCGTTCGGCAAACTCATCAAAAGAATATTTGAAGTCTTTCTTTAACCCGGAACAAGCCAAAAAAATGACCTTGAGGCACTCCGTTGTATCTAAGCGCTCCATGGCCTCCGCTGCTTGATCGGGATCATCTTCCACATCCTGAAGCTTCTGCAAGTGCATAATATCCGCGAGGAGTGATCCCTTGATTAAGCCGCTATCTTTTCCGACTTTCAGCGAATAGTTTGTCAGCATTGCAGGGTGTTTTTCAGAGTCGATATATTTTTCTTTGTAAACTCCACCCTCTTCGTACACTTGTAACGTTTTGAGCTCAACTGTTTGAACGGCCATAGCCTCTTCCTCCTGTTCCATAATAAAAAGAGCAGGGGTTTCCCCTGCTCCGATTTACACTTCTGGTGTTAATTCAACCAACGATCGGTCGAATTGCGTGTGCCATTTTGTAGCAACTGTCGAATCTTCTAGCTCACTGACGAATGCCTCATAGTAAATTTCCGTCGTTGGATCCGGGTAGGCTGTCAGTTGCACTTCCATAAGAGCGACTTCGTCCGCCCCATTTTCAATCGTAAAGGTGAAACCTGTTGCGCTAACGCATTTCGGGAACGCGATCAGCTTGGTCACATCCTCGAATTCATCGATGACATCTGCCGTGAAGACAAATTCCACCCCTTTTGAACTTTGCCCGTATTTGTAAATTCCAGGCTTTAGTCCATTTGAAGAAATGCCGAAGATCTTGCGGATGACGGACGTCCGGATGTGGGCCGAGACAGTAAGGTCCATCTTTTCTGGCTTGGTTCTTTTGGCCACCTCTTGCCCTTCTTCTGTCTTGATCAATTCCTTAAGGGTGGTTTCTCCCTCAACGGAACCAAGGCTACCAAACTTCTCGCCTGTCTTTTGTGTCCCGCCTTCATAAAATTGCACACTGGCGTTTGTGATGCGCACTGGCGCAAACTGTTCAACAACTGTCGGCATATTTACAACTCCTTTGTAATTCGTTCTTCTATGGCCCTGCCTAGTTCATCCAGGACCGGATTGGTGGCTCTATATAAACCGGTTTCCATGAACCGTTGTTCTAAAGGGTTCGAGGGGCCCCGCCCTTCATTCGGGAAGACAAGGTACCCGAAGCTACCGCGCTTGTTCGCCGCTCCGCCTGCTGCCTTCACAACAAACTCCAGATTGCCTTCTTCAGCCCTTGACCAGGTACTCAACTTGGCATGGCGCTTCTGTCGTTTAGAAATCGGCATTTCCTTGGTGATATCCCGGACGACTTTTTTCACTCCAAAGGTATGCAGCACTTCATTAATGGTCTTCTCGGCCTGGTCGCCGAGCTGGGAAATCTTTTGAAGGAGACGATCAACATCCTTATAGTCAATTTGAAATCGGGCTGACATACTTGATCATCCTCGTGAAAATCAGCGTGACACGATCCACAAATTCGGACGTATCTGCTTTTTGAATTCTCTCTTTCGTTGTCCGTTGAAAATCAACCGCTTTGACGCCTTCAACTAACGAAATGATGTCCAGGCTGGTTTCATCCAACTCGTCATTTCCTTCGCTGATGTAAACGACGTAGACGTCCTGTGAAAGTCCATTCCTGGTTGCTCGTTGCTTTTCCGTCCGGCTGATATCTCCATAGACAATGAGAAAGTAGTTATGGTCCTCCGGGATCTCATCTTCATTGATGTTATCCTGGAACCCGGGAAGACCAAAATGATCCTTTAAAACCGTGAGTATGGACTTGTTTTGTCCTTTGATGATTTCTTTGGCGCGCTCATTCATGAACCGCACCCACCTTCTGCAGATAGAAGAATAGATACCTTCTGCCTGGATCCGTATCGACTTCGATCACGTCGTACTCATTGGATTCGACAACGACCTTCAGCTTTGACTTGGATATCGTCTTGAAGGACGGAGGGGCCAGCGTTTTAATCTTGCGATCAAGCTTGGAATCTAAGACTCCAGCAAGCTCATAATCTCGATCACGGCAACTCAATTCCTTGTACGCCAATTTCCCAACCGGCGAGAACGACTTGCCTACCGCTTTGCCACTTTCAGAACGGGCTGTCTTTGAAAACCCATACTGCATAAACCCATCGTTGAATGTTTCACGATAAGGTTTCATCATCTATAACACGCGCCTTCCTGTACGCATTGACCGCTTCCTTTAGGATGAAACGTGATAGCTCTCTTTCGAAGTTCACCTCGAACTCATCCGTCGCACTATTGTGCTGATACCGGCAACGCTCGAGTAGCAATTCCCTTGCGCGGATATTCTCTGAAAAATCAAGCGACGTTCCCGTTAATTCCTCCAGGTACGCCGCTGATTTAGTAATGTGGTTTTGCAACCTTCGATTGGTATCTTCGTCTTCCCATGTGATGAGGAGATCATCCTGGAGTTCTTTTAGAAGAGAAGCCCTTGTGCTCTCATCAATACTGTTCATAGGCGTTACTCGCCCTTATAGAGTTTGATCAGCTCGGGTCTTGTGGCCGAAGCCTTGTATGAAACCTTTTTCTCATCGAGAAGTTCTTTCAAGGCTTTCGCACCCAATGCCTCCAGCTGCTCGTCTGTGTAGACAGCCGGTTTAACCTCTTCGGCCGGCTCATCCTCCATCTCTTCAAGAGGCTCCTCCACCAATGGCTCGGGAGCGAGGAACGCTCGCTCATACTCCGGGTGGACGGCCTGCAGCTCTGAAACACGTTCTGGATCCTCCTTCTCTCCTTTTTGAGGATAGATCTTCCCTTTTTCGTAAAGGGCTTTGGTTCTGACATCAATGAAACTGTTAATCACTTTGTATGGCATGTTCGTTCATCCCCTCTATAGTTAGACTTCTGGCGTAGCTTCTACTTCCCCGATTTGAGAGATATCGAAGACAGTGAAAGAATCTGGATCCAAAGGACGACCGTTGGCCAATTGACGAACGAGGTACAAGCGTTGATCCTCAATCATGCGAAGGACGTCAGTCGTCTCAAGCTTTTGTTCTGCCCCTACTCCCATGAAGTAATCTTTCGGCTTCCCTGAAATCATTTGTCCAAGCGTCACCGCTGGTGATTGGATGATTTCCAATCCAGGTACGGAGAAGTTGTCATAGGTCCAGCTGCCATCATCCTTTTGTTTTGCTCCTAGTGGGAAGAACCGAATAGCATAGTCCATCGGGTTTACCATCAGCGTGACGCCTGTGTAACGTCGAGTCCCGTTTTTCGTGGTCGGCGCTAGGATTTCCCTGCCGATTGTTTTAGGAGTGAAATCCGCAAGCACCTGCGGCGTTTTCAATGCGTATACTCCACCTTGAATTGGCGCTTCTAGGTCCCTCGTCATCCCAATCGGCTTTTTGTTTCCATCTCCGTTGACGATCGCATCTTCAAGTTCGTCAGCGATAACTTCCGCCATGAACATACGAACATATCGATCCAACCACTGAGGTCCGAGTTCGAACATCGCTTTGGAAACGACCAAAAATCCGCTCAGTTTGTACATTCCTTGCTCAACGGTACGGAAGCCTTCATCCAGCATTTCTTGAATAGACGCCGTGACTTCTCCCCAGAATGCTACGGACTGACCTGGCTTACGAAGAACCCATGCGGTCCTGGCCCCGGTCTTCTGGAAGTTCACCCGTGAAAGAAGAGGGTGCTCTTTTTCTAGATCTTCAAACACACGCTCGAAGACGGTTGGCGGAACTAGCTTGATGACCTCATCAAAGGACTCTGCTTCGATCGCTTGATTGTAGAATTTCTTTTCTTCGCTCGTTAGGACCCGAACACCGCGGGATGCGAGGACTTGATTATCCCACTGTTCTGCGCTTGCCTGCCGAGCCTCTTTAGCCACATCGTTCATCATGCCCTGGATACGGGCCATATTGTTTTCAAAGTTGCTGACGATGCTAGAAGCGACCGCTGAAGCATCGCCTGTTTCAAATGCGTCCTGCATGGCTTTGACTTGTTCTTCTTTGTTCTGGATAATTGGGTCATCCGGATTATTGATCCCGGCAAAGAATTGGATGTCGAGTGTCAAAAGGTTAAGCTTTGATTTCATAGGTTGTTTCCCTCCAAATGGTTTCATAATAAAAAGCGCTACTCTGAGCGCTTGAATCGATTCATTATTGATGATGCCGGGTTTTGGGGTGCTGCAGGTTTGCGATTCCGGATTTTATCCAGGATGGCATTCTTCACTTCCTCCGGATCCGCCGGACTGGTGCCTTCTTCGTTTACGCTATCAGCGAATCCCGCATCGATGGCTTCCTCTGCAGTAAACCACGTTTCGTTCGTAATCAACGTATCGATGTCGACCCGCTCACCCGTAAACTTCGTCATATAGATATTGCCGATGGATTGGTCTATCTTTTCCAATGCGTTCAACTTCTTTTGGATATCTCCTTTATTCCCCCACGCGAATGTAGATCCTTCGTGAATCATCAGCATGGATCCCACGTTCATGATAACCTTGTCCCCTGCCATCGCAATAAGGGAGGCAGCACTTGCGGCTATGCCATCTACATGGGTTGTGATGGAGGCTTTATGGTCCTTTAATGTGTGATAGATGGCGATTCCATCAAAGACATCCCCTCCATAGCTATTAATGTGAACATCAATATGCTTAGAATCTATTCCCTTGAGGGCACTCTCCACTTCACTTGCGGTGACGTAATCACCCCACATAGATTCGCCAATATCACCATAGATCGTGAGTTTATGCGTGTCGGCATTCACGGCCTCTGCCTTGAATACTCGCCCGATCGCGGGCTTGTTATTGAATTTCTCGTTCTTAAATCGGTTCATTTTCATTCTTTTCACCTCCTTCCAGGTTCTCCGCATCTTGATAATTCTTGGTGACGAAACGTTTCTTCGACCACTTCGTGTTAAGAGGTTCTTTACCCAAGAGCTCCAAGATGTCGTCGATGCAAAGACCACCGACGGCAAAGAGCTTATCCACCGCATTCGCCAACTGAACGATATCAACGACTTTGATCTGTGACGTATCGACCTTGATATAGCTGCGCTCCAGGAATTGCTCTTTCTCATAGAACTTCCTATTCAATTCCGTCTGGATCAGCTTGACCAGTGGTAATATGCAGAACATCAGGAAGCTGTCGATCTGCTTTTCAATATCAGATACGTCGCCTTTGATGATGCCCCTTGGAACATGAAGACCCATGGCCACGAAATCTATTACATCGTTTACAAGGTCTCGGATATCTCGGCTCGTCCCGACGTTGCCTGTGCTCTTTTGCCCGTCGCTCATGTCTTCCATATCTAAGTCCTTAGACAGATGGAATGCTGCGCCTTCTTTGTTGGGATCGAACCAATCCTTTAATTGTTCCTCGAACATTTCATCAATTTGATTTTGTTCTTCCTCAGTCATCCCCCTTAAATAATCGCCCTTCATCGCATACCGTTTGTTGTTTTTTCGCTTGTAGTAATTGATTCCGGATGCCAGGAGTTTCCCATAGTCTTCATATAAGCTATCAATGACTTTCATGATATTGTGATCGTTGAGCTTGAAGTAAAAAACATCTTTCTCAGGAAACGTCTTATCAAACTTAAAGTCACCGACTTGGACATTTTTATATGAGTTTGGCTTCGTCGCATACACGGTACGGTCAAAGGAGTCTGCAATGATCAATTCTTCACCTTGTTGAAGGACCAAGCACTCATTGTCATTGATCAAGTGCGTTACAATACTGTGGAAAAACTCAGTGGCATTTTGATTTTGATTAGGCGCCACATTTAACATGTAATAAAGGTTTCCCCTCGTCTCTTTACCTTTTTTAAACGTTGTAAATTCACACCTGGTAAGCGCATTGGCGATGATATCTGTGCAAGTATCTATGGCCAGCCGTTTGTAGTGGACCTTTGCAACCAGCTCCATAAATCCGGCGTTTAGTGTGATAGTGCTCTTATCCCTGAACCAAGAACTGAACCAGTCCAATGCTTTCATATGTTTTCACCTCCTTACACTGAGAAGGACTTGAACATTTTTTTGATCCGGTCCATCGTCATTGGCTGCGAATCTTCGAGCTCTGCGTCATGCTGCAGGGCGTGAAGGAATGCAAAAAAGCCATCGGTCTTTCTTAGCCGTGGCTCGATCTTTTCGTATGTGATGTTTCCTTTGCTATCCCGCTTAATATAGACATTGTTTGTATACCAACGCATCATGAAATCATTTTCATCAAAGACCACATTTTCATACGCGAAGAGGTCCTCCACAATCGGTTGCAGCTGCGTGTGGGTCCTGCTACCACTCCTGGCGATAACGAACTGATCAAACCCTGCTTTCTCGAATTCTTCTCTCAGATAGTTAATCCGGTACATATCTGCCGTGATGAACTTGATGTCATGGACCTTGGCTTGATCCAAAAACCATTGAACGAGATATTCTGGTTTATTTGTTTCTTCTCTAATAATGGTCACTAGGCCTCGCTCAATCGCCTGATCTATGTCTACCTTATAATTGTTCAGCAACAACGACTTGTGATTGATGAATGTATGCTGCTTAAAGTATTTCTTCTTCCCAAGCTTGAAATATAGGCCAACAACAGTAAAGTCCTGGGTGTCCGAATAGTCTATGGAGCCAATGCAGGACGATCCTTTGAACACGGGGAAGCTCTGCTTCGTGGATGCCATGATCTTCTCCCATTCAGCAACAAGATCATATGCATCCTGTGAAGGGATGTTCATCCTCTTTGTCATAAACTCGAGCTTAGCCGACTTACGGTGCTCCATGTTCCGGTATTCCGTTTCCATCTCCAATTTAAGATGAGGGAAGTACATGATGGAGGGATTGGCTTTCTCCCACTTAGAGAAGTCGTGAACTTCTTCCGGTTCATCGAGCTTACAAATGAACGGGAATAGTCTGCTCCCTTTAATCTCACCATTCAGGACCATCTTGGCCTCTTCTTTCATCTGATCAAGGAATCCTCCACGGATATTACCATCGGTCGTGATATAAAAGCGTCTGGCGCGTGGTACTTTTCCGAGTGCCGATGTAAAGACTTTGATGTTCTCCTCATCTTCATAGGCATGGACCTCATCAAAGATGATACATCCTGGCCGCAGTCCATCCTTCGTTTTGGCATTGTTCGTAAAGTACTCGAGCTTTGACCTGGTTTTCTTAAACCCAATTACCTTAAGAGTCCGCCTGAACTTCTTCTCTAATTTTCTCCAGTGACTGTCCAGCGCTTCCCAGACGTCCATAAATGAAGTCTTGGCTTGCTTCTCGCTAGTAGCTACAATAGCAACATCATAATTTCGAATCTTTTGTCGTGAGATCAGATAAAACGAGAGGGCAGCTATAAATCCGTTTTTTCCTGCGCCCCGCCCCATCATTAAAAAAAACTCATTGAAAACCAATGAGCTATCTTTCTTATAGGTCATCCCTACGACAAATGCTGTTATGAATTTTTGCCAGGGAAGCAGCCGGAAGGGGAAGTATCTCTCAATTGCCTTAATGGCCCTATCTATCTCTTCATGATCTATGTGAATAAGTTCTTTTTCATCATGAAGCTTTTCTTTAAGATAGGCCACTAACTGCTTTACCTCTTTAGAAGCGACAATATGGCCACTTTTAACTTGTTTAAAGTAATGATCAATGTGTTTGTTGTATTCAATGTTACCAGTCGTCATCGTCGTCATCACCATCAAAGTTCGCGGCAGCTTTGAGTCCTAGCTCCGACAAGATCTTTAACATTTGAGCATTAGTTTTGTTCAGGTCATTTATAGCTGGATTTGACTTTGGACCATGCATTCCAGCAACCTTTGGACCTTCCTTTTCGATATCCTCAATCAGTGAATTTGTTAAATCCCACATTGATAGGTACACCTGAACCAAGTCAAAAAAGTGCTCACCAGATATTTCTCTTTCGTTAAGTTGATCAAGCAAATCTGCTTCGATTCTCTTTCTCTGGGCTTGGCTCGTTTTCCTGGCCATCATATCACCTCCTCGCAAAACATTTTCCATCCATTTCCCAATACTTACTCATGAGGGCATCAGAAATATATTTAATCGTCACCCTCCCCCGTTGTAGACCCTCCCAAGTAATTCGGCGAATTTATTGACCGGGGGGCATTTCATCCCTTCACCACCTCTCTTCATTTATAAATTTCTTCTCCTTCTTCATTAACCGCTCAAGCTTCTCCGGATGCAGCTTATTGTGACATTGGATGCACACCGCTTCTAAGTTCTCATCATCATAAGCAAACTCCGGAAAGTCCTTGAGCTCCTTTATGTGATGGACGTTTCGGGCCCTTGCGTACTTCCCTCGGCGTTTGTGGATCTGACATTCATTGTTGTCCCGCTTCAAGATCTGTTTGCTCTTTCTTCGCCACGCTCCACGGTTGTAGAACTTATCGATGCGACCATTAGCGATGAGCAACCTGATTTCTTCTGTCGTCATTGGAGAGCACTCCTTGCAACAGCCTTGATTGGTTTGTACCTATTCACAGTTCGCTTTCTCTCTGAAAGAAGGATACCCCATCCTTTCCTTGCATCTTTCCGGTTCTCGGCTCTCCCGAACTGCTCTTTAACGGTGAAGCAGAATTCCTTTATCCGCCTGAACGCTCCTGTTGCCGCTTTCTTATGGTGCTCAATGAATCTGCTTAACTCGTTCATGAATTCCCTCCTGCTCTCTTCATTCATGGTGCTTCCTCCTTTTGTGCAACAAAAAAGCACCCTCGAAAGGATGCTCCCTGCAGCTCAAGCTACAGGATGAGTTGCATGTGTTTGGTATTCCTCAAAGTCCGCTTTCTTTACTCTGAATCTATGTTTGCAGATCAGACACCTCATGATAACGATATTGTCCTTTTTAATTTTCCTGTTGAACACCCAGGCAGCGCTAAGGCCGATGATGCCACCTAACCATCCGATGATCGGGATAATCAGCACCACGCATGAATAAATTACGAGGAACTTCATGATCTTACTTCGTCTTGCTTTATCGTTCGAACACTGTGGACATTTGACCGAATTATGTTCTTCCAATTTCTCACTTCCTAAGTAGAGTCTTTTTACATTGACGAACAACTATGTTCAGTGCAAAGTTAAAAACATAGTGTTCTTTAAAACCCTTAAACCCAACCCTTCACTTCATATTCAGATATTTTCTTTCTCAAAGCTCTCCCGCATTCTTCTAAATCTACATCGTTTTGAGCAACCCTATTATAATATTCTTCAATTAATGTAGAAATAATTATACAGTTTTCATAACTGTTCTCAGTCGCATGATCAATGTAGCCCATTATTTGCTCAGCTACCCAGATAGTACTCTTAATTATAGTGAGTGTTTCAGGATTTACAGCTGATGCTTGGCTAACCAATTGTTTTGATACTTCTGAAAGTACTTCTGCACTTTTGTATACGTCTTGGATAACATTGTTAAAGTCCTTCTCATTTAGTGATTTCATACTTGTCTGGAGTCTTATATTTTTATGTAATAACTCCGAGAAAATTAAATTGTATATGTTGTACTTTTCCTCTAACCTTTCCGCTTGTTGTTGACGCAAAGTCAAATTTACACCGCTTAGTGTTAGCAATCCAGATATTAGTCCTCCAATAATTGCTCCTATGAAAGCTATTATTGCAGTAAGCATTAATTCATTTAATTCAAAAATATAGTATACAAAACTAATCACTAATGTAGAATAAACAATTATTAAAACTGTTAGACCAATGTAACTTCTAATTTTACGTTCAATTTTCACAGTTATCACCAATTCAATTTTCATAATTAAATATATGTTTGCACTACTATAAACTTTGTGTATCCCTGTGATTGGATAAATAAGATTTCATCTAAAGGAAGAAAGGCTCCTTCAGTTAACAGGAGCCTTTCTTCTTCCTTTTTTCACATTTACTTAATCACTGTAAACTTTCTTTGAAACGAAAAGTTAAAAACTAAAGTTTTTTTTTAGAAAATAGAGCGAAGTGTGCTCTGGCAGTTCTTTCTCTTTCTTTTTTACAATTTCCATTTCCTTAGAACCTAACTCATAAAGGTACATCTTGGCAATAGGTTTATTATTCGATATATATAATTGTATAGAAAAATTATCTTCTTTTATAAATGGAAATTGCTTAGTCCATTTCATCATATCTTCTTTCGTTTTATTAACAGCGGATTCGTTACTGGCTTCACTTCTAAAAAATAAATACCTGCTCACAAAAATATTAAGCGAGTATGCAATTAAGACCAGGAGTGGGAGTATTATAGCTAATAATACATTCCAAAGATTATTATCTAATAAAACACTTATTACTGTTCCTAAAATTACAGAAGAAGCAAGCCAACTAATAGGGAATAGATATAAAAAGACTGCTCTAAATGCCGTTGATTTATTGAATGGAAAGCCTATTCTCCATAGCTTGAAATAATACATTAAAGCCCAAAAAATAAACCAAAACACCATCAAACTCCCATGAATTAATATCCATGTTGGCATCTACTCACCTCTAATCTTTATCTTCCTCCCCTAAGATTAGTACAGTATCTCTAAGAGGTGGAGAGACGTTTTTCTGATCAGTTATAATTAACCTATGCTTATACTTAGTAAAGTTTCCATCAACCGTAAAGCTACCAAAGAAAGTTCCATCCTTTTCTGTCAAGTCAAGAATCTTATCCTTAATATTCTTTGCTTTGACTGCTTTTAGCCTAGCCGTTGGATTAGTTGTTATAATTTTTTCATTACCCCGTTCTGTTCTAAGTTCAAACGAAAATTTATACTTCTGTCCTTGTTTGAGAAGTTCTGTGGGTGGTCCACTGAAATAAAGGGAATATTTTTCCGAGAAAAACACTTCTACATTAAAAAATTCTGAGCTGAATCGAACACTTTTTACGTTGTCACCAACCACTTGATTTTGATCTATCTTGGTATACTTATTTTGAACGTTTTGTTCAATATTATACTCATTTATTTCTAGCTGGTTCAACTGAAATAGTGAATCCCAAATTAGCTTTGGAGTAACTGCAGATACAGTTTCTTCCCACATTAGCATTGGAATCTCACCTAAACTAAATTCTAAGGTTTGAATTTCTTCTTTCAGTTCAAAATCTGTAATTTCAGAATAGAATTCTATTGTAACTTTTGAATTCTTGTTTCCTCGAAGCGTTTTAGTGGGTAATTTAATCTTATTTGTTTGCTCTGTGACTTCCCATTTCACATTTTCCTCACTAAGACTATATAAATCTTTTTCCTCTAATATCCTAAAGTGTGTCTTTGGTTTAACCCGTACACTCTGCCCAGTAAATTGAATAAAAATTCCCTCTGGATCAACAAATAGCTCAGCTTTTGTTTTAGGTGGATTTTTCTCTATGCTAATAACTTTTGAAGAAGATTTAATTACGCGATCAAATATATCTCTACCAAAAGCTTCAATGGTGTACTGACCTGATTCTAAATCAATCAACTCATTATTTTTGTATTTTCTTACATCTTTCCCGTCTATAGAAAAAAATAATTCATCTATAAATTTACCCTCATCTGATTCTATATATATAGTAACTGGCCCGGAATAGGCTTTGAGGTATGGAGTCTTTTTAGTATTTCCATGTGGTAAAATGTTCACATCTATCTTAGGAATTGGATGTTTCTTAACTGATTCTTTATCTTTTGGCGACATAATTTTTGGTTCAATATATTCACCCTGATACTCAAGAACTGAAGCATCAACCTTTTCTTTCCCAGGTATTCGTAATTTAGCGGATTTGTCCTTACTCACTGGAATAGTATCGAATCTCAATGATTTAGATCCTGCTTCATTCTTATCAAATACTTCTATAGATACTTGAGCAATACCTTCTTTATAGGCATTAATTTCAAATGCCAACTCTTCAGGTATATCTTTTGGGAAATATGCATATTTAGATTCACCAATATTAAAAAACTTCACTTTTTCACTAGTGGATAATTCACTAATTTCCGCGATACTTGTATCAAATACACCAGCAACATATTTACCTTCCTCATCAACTATCGTAGATTCGACCGGACACATTATCTTAGTCATAAAACCCGCCACTAAATTGTTGTTTTTAGGAGCAACATCGCTATCATAAGTAATAATTCCCTTAGGTAAATCTTTTACTTGCCCATGACCTGTAGACCACTTGATAAATTCAGCAACGTCAGGATAAGAGCATAAAGAAGAGTGCTCTCCTTTTACATAGTATAAATTTGCAGTGTGAACTGGAACTGCACTATGTAACGGAACTACACCATCTCCATTTTTAAATTCGGAGGGATTCTTATATTTTCTTAGTAATTCTCCAGCTTTACTAATTTTCTCGGGAACTCTATACAAAGTTGCTTGATCATATCCAATTAAGCAATCGTGCTGAAGCTCCTCTGGCAATTCAGCGCTTAAAACCTTTTGTAGTGGATCTATATAGGTTTTCCAAACGTCTACAAAATCACTTTCTTCTTTATCGGAATCATGTAAATTTTGAATCATTGTTTTAAAGCTACTAAATGCCATATCCATACCATCTTTAGTAGCGATAAAATTCCCATCTGGATTGTGAAAATAGGTTTCATTCGGTAATAACTGATAAACAGAAGGATACATCCTAGCAATCTTACGGGTGGCTTTTGTGTTAGCGAATCGAAAGAAATTAGTAAAATCTTCAAAGACACCTGGTTCACCGTATAATAAAGCTTTAAAAGAATCAGGTGAACCATTCCAAGGAGTCCCTATTGTAATAAGTTTATTAACGTTGTCTAATAACCCTTTATCATTGATTTTAAGGAGAGCTGCCTTAGCTAAAAACCCCCCCATACTATGAGCAACAACGGTAACTGATTCCCCTGTCGCTTCATACTCTCGCATAATAGTAGAAACTAGCTCGTCTACATGATCCAAGATTGATCTTCTCCAATCATATGGGAAAAGGGAAAATGAGCTCTCTCCAAATTCATCTAGAATTCCTTTGTATATATATTTGGTTAATTTTGTTAACCCATATGGAGTTACATGCTTAATAACAGAATTTGCTTGCAATTCATTCTTAATATCTAATAAATCCATATCTTTTTCAGTAGAAGGAAACCATCTTTTATTGTCCCCTTCAAACAACTCGCTTCCCTTAATTCCTGGAACAAATACAATCATAGCTAAATTCCCCCTTAAAGCATTTACACCCATAATACTACATTATTTTACATAAAAGGCGCTTTAACCCGAATTAAATGTGAAAAAGGTCCTTGGGATTTTAACTTTTGTGCTGTAACCCCTAAAAAAATACCAACGCACAAAAAGCCCCTTAAATATAAGGAGCCCTCTTTGATATATTTCGTTAATACCATATTAGCATGATCATTATGAAATGCTTTGCCAACAAACTGCCATTTCTTTGCCTTCTGTCTGCAACTACTTTTTAACCTGCTCTAACTTTTTTTCGATGCCTTCTTTTTTGCTTGCAGGTAATTTTTCCATTAATGCTCGTAGCCTCTTTGGCTTTGAATACTGGTCCTGCGCAATTAAATTAATTACCATAAAAAGTTCATTTGCTGTATCAATATCATCATTAAGATCAATAAATCCTTTATGGGCAGAAGAGTTTCCATAATGCCTTATTAACTCTGCAGCCATTATCAGTTCATCAGATGCATTCTCAGATTCCATTAATGCAGTAATTTTATCGTACAATTTATTTTGCTTATATCCATTGTCTTCTAACATTGTTTCTAAAGCTAACCTAAGCAATGCAGAAGATGAGCGAGCAGAGTATTGAAGAATGATCCTGGCTTCATAATAAAGATCTTTAATGAAATCTGGCATGTCTGGATTAGGATCCTCTACCATAAAATTATTTTTTGGGTAGACCATTTCTTTATGTTTCCATAGACAAATATCATCACAATAATGGCAAACAGAGACTGCACCCGTTTCCACACGTCCATCTGTGTAATGATCCTTTCTAAGTTTCTCCGGTCCTAAATATCCACCATTTGCATACAAAATATACCAAGAATGAATACTTGCAGTTTCACAATGTGGACATATAAATTTTTCTTCTGCAAACATAATTTGTCACCTCTTAGAATAAATTTGACACTTAGGAACAAATACCCTTCTTTAATTTAAATAATGAGTGGACCTTCAGCCCATTAATCCTAACATAGGGCTAACAAAAACACCCAAGATTCACTTGGATTCCCTGGATGTTTTATATTCTGTTTCCTCAGTCCCTAGAAACAATCGATCCCGACCAGTTATTTTGACCGGCACCAAGGTGTTATGGTCGACCAGCTGCTTTGTGTTCAGCCTGGAGCACCCAAGGAGACCCGCTACCTTTGAGTGGTGATGATTTCATCTTTAAGATAATCCTTCAGTGCATCAAGGTCCTTAAAGGACAAGTCTTTTCCACTATATTTACATAAAAAAGCTCCCGATATGGAAGCCTTCAAATTACACTTAATCTATAGTCGCTCTTATACGATTTAATAAATCTGTATATAGTTCATTTTCATTTTTCCACACAATGTGACTATATTGCCTTGTATCAAAGTGCAAATCACCCAAGCTATCTTCTCTACATATCCAAATTACTGGTTTCCCTAGACCCATTCCGAATCCCGCTTCGAAATACACTCCCCCCCTATGTCCAGTAAAATCAGCTACGACAAATTTGCTTTTTTTTATTTCAGCAATTATTTCATCGTCAATTTTATTGTTATGTTCCTTTTTATCTATTCTTATAGCTTTATACCCAGCTTCATTGATGGCTCTCATAATAGCATCTGCCGCTGAATTCATACTCGGGTCAAACCACATAGCGATAAATGCCTGGTCACTCTCTTTACGATTTAGCTGGCTCTGTAACTCTGCAACTCTATTCCATCCTTTTACAGATACAGTTATTTCTCCATTCACATAAGGTGATCCCTGCACCAATTTATCACTAACAAGTTGAGAGAGTAAAAACTCCATTTCATCAATTTTCCCTGTTTTTGTAAAAATTAAGGTTATAATTTCCATTGAAACCTTTATTTTGTCCCCAGGATGGTTGGAAGTAGTCACTAGATTAAGGAGAGTTCTATCGATTCTTTCCGAAACATTTCTTGGGAAAGCATTTAAAATCTCCTTTAACGTCACCACCGAATGTGAATCGCTTTGTACCTCGACTGGTCTGTCACTAAAAATAGCTACTTTACTTCTTTTGTGAATTTTCCGCTCTCTTAGTAGAACACTCAAAATATGTTTAGTTTCTTCGTTTAGTTTGTCTAATGCCTCATAAGAGATTATAAAATCACCACATTCATCGCACTGAATATGTTTGGCATCATATGCCGTATTGGTTACTCTTGCCTGTTTCTCACACACTTTACAAAACCCCATAAAAATCCCCCTAAATAAAAGCACCCTATATAGGATGCTTTTCATTTTTTATATTCTTCAATCTTCAGTATAAATGCTAACTTGTAAAATATTCTAGCTTTTATTCGATAAAACCTTCTTTCACTCATTCCCAGATCGTTATAAAGCTCATAATCAAATATCTCTTCATCCTCCAGGTACCGCTTATAAATAATCTCACGCTCCATCTTATTCAACCGATTTACTCCCCTAAGAACCCATTCGATGTGTTTCTTCTTAGCCAGCTCTTGATCTACACGATTAATAACAGCCTGCTCGGTGGAAGAATGAAACTGGTTAGAGAATGCCGGAGGTATTAATGAATACGTTGCAGTCACTTTTGGAAGATGGTCTTCGGGTACTGTTAGTAAATAAAACCGATAAATGTCTAAAGCGGACTCGACAGCTGCCTTGGTCTTTTCCCTGTCGATTTCAGGTAGCATGAACAATTGTTTTCCCACTATTACCCCTCCCGTTATGGTAAAATATTCTTAGTCTTAATTACTCATAAATCAGGAATGTTTCTGATTCACATTAGGTGGTGAGGATATGTTTGAAGCACTGGATACTTCAGTGTTTAATGGACTTGCTTTGGCCATGGCCACTCTTTGCATAATGGTACTGGCAACGTCGATTATTCCTGTATTAATTCTTGAGAGTGTCGGAATCTCTAAAAAGATCACTCGGAACTTAGTTGGAATATTCTGCTTGGCAGGATTTGCTCTTTGGGTATACGGGATGTTTTACCTTGACTTAATAAGCAAATTCTTTTAACAATATGCTATAAAAGTTCTGGATCTTTTATATATCTTAACGATATGAAAACTTTTTGTTAGACCAAATGCCTGTTCATCAGGTAAATGTATAAATAAATGTTCTAAGGTGAAAATACCTCTATCCAATTAAAGAGGGTGTATAGATATGAACAGTAAAAATGATTCTTTGTTTGGTATTGCGATTTTGGGAGTCCTACTAACAACAATTTATACAGCTATACTTGCATCACAGCTTATGGCCACTAAACACAAGGTTGATTACCTTTACTTCAAAAACAAATTTAGTGAAAATCAGAAATAAGTTTTAGACGGTGTTATCAGAAATATTTTTATCAAGGAGCAGCTATCCCTACAAACTGCTCCTTGATATTTACTTAATCAGTGCAACTCTTTTTCTTCAAACAGATCCCCAACATCCTGCTCTTCCTGATCCTCTACATCATCAATGCTCAGTTGATCCTTTGGAACCTCGACATTTCCGTTTTCGTCTACCTGGTACTCGATGCCTGGATTGTCTTCGTAGAACTCTTCAATGCTCATTTGGGATTGTTGAATGGAGAGGTTCACATTGCGGCCGGCGTATTTATAAAGCTCCTGTGCCTTTTTCTCCGAATCCCCTTTAATGGCAAACTTCATGGCTGTCTTCTTGGAGTCTCGCTGAATGTTCATGAACTCGGCCGAAGTCTCACCAGCTGCACATCCTTCAATTTCAAAGAGGATGATGCTCCCTGCAAGGGCATAAAGTGCTGTGGTAGACTCGTCTCCCTCTTCCTGTCCTTTGATTTCAAACTTCAGGACCTCTTTCTTATCGTCCTTCTGTTGCATCTTGAAAAACACGTTCAGTTGAGTTTTGGTCATGTCTCTGTCTCCCTCATCATCTATTTTTCTGCCAGATCATTTGGCAGCCTAACCCGTACCCATGTTTCTTAATCGGCGTTGATTGTCTCCATCCGCGGTCCTCATGATCCGCAATGACCTTCCCGATGGTCTTCTCTGTCATACCGAACACAATTTTCTTCAATGGTCTGTGCCTGATGCTCATGCCTTCTTCTTCACAACCGGCTTTTCCTGGAGGATCGATTGGACGACTTGAGACTGATTCACTGTCAGATTTATCTCGCCAGTCTTATGGATCACAAAAATGGCAAAGGCGATCCTAGCCAGGATATAAGCATCCACTACATTGTCACTCCGATGTTCATATCCAAAGGCGTTGAAGACTGCCTTCATGACTTCTCGCTTTTTTTGCGACCCTGTTAGCCTCTTCTTGCTGCCCTTCTCTCCAGTCCAACCGGTCACGCCCACAAATTTTTTGACGGCATTGGGGGCAACCTCGTGATAAGGAAGGCGCTTCTTAAAAAGTTCATTCCGAATCCCGTGATGCAAGCCCCCGGCGAACATCGCCTTCTGGGTGCTGTAGGGGAATCCTTCGATACAGATGTGGTCGCCTGGCTGCAGGTGCGAAGTAATTTCGTGAATCAGGGTCACCATCCGTTTGGGATCCTTGTCCCCGATTCCGGATAGTTCCTTTTCTCTGACCACTTCACCACGATCGTCTAAGGCCACAAACCCAGTTTTCGATGCCGGATCGATTCCGATAAATCTCATGCTCGCTTCCTCCTTCTAGCTTTCTCGTTTTCATAGACCTGCTCGAGTTCTGATAAGGTGAGTTCGTACAATTGCTTGCCACATGGCGTTTTAAAGTAGTCCATTTGCAGAAGTTCACTTTTATAAAAATCCTTTTGGATTTGAATTCCTTTTCTTAATTGCCCATAGGGCACAGTGGCTCTCATGGTCATTCCTCCTTACATAAAATTCATTTCACCTTGCTTGACCAGGTTGATAAACTTCCCGTACTCTTTTACGAACCCGAGTTTGACAGTACCTGTTGGCCCGTTACGGTGCTTGGAGACGATTAGTTCAGTGATTCCTTTTAAGTCAGAGTCTTTGTAATAGTAGTCGTCCCGGTATAGGAATCCGATGATATCGGCATCCTGCTCAATCTGCCCAGATTCCCTCAGATCGGACATCATCGGCCGTTTGTCCTGTCGTTGCTCTACACCTCTTGAAAGCTGAGAGAGGGCCACTACGTTTACCTCAAGCTCCCTTGCCATGGCTTTGAGGCTCCTGCTTATATCACTGATTTCCTGGAGACGGTTCCCACGGTAGCTTGCATTCCCCATGATTAGCTGCAGGTAGTCAATCATCACCAAGAGTTTCTTGCCGGGGTTTTCCCGCTTCACCTTTCTCACCTTGGTCCAAATGTAGTTCACCGTTACACTTGGCCGATCAAAGATATGTAGATCCATGTTGTTGAGGATGCCGAGCGCGTGGGAGAACTTCTGCCAATCATGATCCGTAAAGTCTTCACTTGCATTTCTCATCTTCTGAGCATCGATGTTACCTGAGATCGAGATAAGCCTCTTGAGTAGCTGTTTCTTCGGCATTTCCAGAGAGAATATGCACGGGATTTCGCCCTCCTCAGCTGCGTTAAAGGCTACATTTAGAGCAAAGGCGGTTTTCCCCATGGATGGCCTGGCCCCGATGATAATCAAGTCACTCTCCTGAAGCCCACCCGTGAGCTTGTTTAATTCATCAAAACCAGTGGGGATCCCCGTCATTTGGTCCGTCTGAGTGCTTAACTGTTCGTAGACATTCAACAGCTCTTCTTTTATGCTGCCATCGTCATCCGCGGTCTCCTCTTCTTGCACCTTCATCAATTCACCAATAACCGTCTGGATTGCCTCGGCCGGATCCTCCTCGACCAATTGCTTCTTGAAGTCGTTGGCCAGCTGCAGGGACCTTCGTTTCCGCCAGTTTTCCAGAACCAGAGATTCATAGAATTTGAAGTTCTTTGTTGTCGGAACGGACTCGGTCACCTTGAGCAAATACTTGATCCCACCGATTTTTTCTACGCTCTCCTCAAGAAGATCAGCGATGGTCGTGATGTCGATCGGTATCCCTTTCTTATCTAAACGGCCCATGGCCCAAAAGATTCGCTTGTTCTCCATGATGTGAAAGTGATCGTGCTGCAAGACACAATCCTTAATCAAGTCACCTTCCAGGAGAATAGATCCGATAACAGAGTGCTCGGCCTCTGCATTCATGAGTTGAGGTTCTTCAACCAACTGATTCATTTTTCTTCACCTCATTCGGGATGTTTAAGATTCTTCTGATATCGGCCAGCGCCTTTTCCCTTACCTCCGGACTTGCGGCATTCCTTCGGTTCCTGGCTCTTTCCTGAAGCATCTCTCGAGTCTCCTCTGCTGTTGGAATCGCCGGGCCAGTTGGGATGTCCTTTTCTGAGACATTTACCAAGTCAGAAATGGTCGGAGCAAATTTGTTGGTCAGAATATGGTCTTCAAGGTTTTCCGATACAAAATCCTGTTCATACTTACTCAAGACACTCGTCCATGCATCCACTTTTTCAGAATAAACATCAAAGCTTCCATAAAATTCTTTGATACGCTTAAACAGCTTCTTCACTTGTTCTCTATTCATTACAGGTTCTCCCAATCAATATCTTTTCTTTGCCTCTTATCAGGCTGTTGCTCCTTCACCCATTTATCTAAGATGGTGACCTCTAGATATTTGAAATGCTTTATCCGATCCATACGGTGCTTAGGCTTATACTCATCAAAAATTTCATCTATCCATTCAAGAACCTTCTCTACTGGTAAGGCGTCCTCAACTAAGCGATCGATTGCTTGTTCATCTCCAGGAGATAAATCAAATCCATAAGCTCTCCTTTTGAGGTACTTATTCTTTATTAATTCCTTAGAAGATGAATTTTCTATTTGAAGATCATTCATAGTTCTCTCTCCTTCTTTCTTTCTTTTTATATCCTTTATATCTTTATTAGATATGACAGATTTGGCACTTCTCTTGGACAAATGTGGCACATCTCTCTGTTCAGAAGTGCCATTTTTGGCACTTCTCTTCTTGTTGAACTTTTTGGAATTCCGAACTCTGTATATCTCTCCATAGGGAGCTCTCTTTGTTTCGATATATCCAAATTCCTTGAGGCGAGCTATATTTCTTTTAGCTGTCCTTTCGCTTCCACCAAGATCATTTGAGATTTCACAAATTTTTATTGGCTTACCACCTAGTACGATGCCCCATGTTTCATTCTCTTCCACTATTTCCTTGGTGGTTTTTGAGATCAACCATAGGAACTCCCAAAGGGCAGGACCAATGCTTTCTTTATGTTCTGGTGAGATCAGACCTGAGTAAACAGGAAAGAAGAAACTATCGGGCACCGTTTCACCTCCTTACAACGATTCCGCACGATGACAAATTGCAATACCTTTTAACCGTTAGTCCAGCTGGTCCTCATCAAAGTTAAACTCCATTTCGATTGCGTCTGCTTTCTTGGCTTCCTGGATCTTCAGGTCCACTAATCTCGACAGGCCAGTCACCTGGCTAAGGTTCAGATCAGCCGGCTTTTGGTTGAAGTTAGATTTCACCAAGTCAGTCACATCTTTCTTGGAAAGAGACGACGCCTTCACCTTGTCGTCAATCTCGTCCCAAGCTTTCTTAATGTCCTCTGATTCATCCCCCTGGCCACCCTCATGGTCAAGATCTTCCGGAGTGATATCCTTCCGTTCCCTTGGTGTATACGGATCTACGTTATCTTCTTGGGCACCTGTAGCATCATCCACATCTATCCCGAACTGAAGCTTCAATGCCCGCTTGAGTGCATGCTTTTTGAACATGTCATTGTAGTACGTCTTCCATTGTGATCCAGACTTGGTCCGAAGGTGCTCCACCTCTTCCGCCTCAATGACGACCACCTTATCCGGATACCCTTCACGCTTGGCGATCGCATAAGCTGCGGCCACTTTCCCACGGGGGATTTTTATGGAATGCTTCTCGATCTTTAGTTCCTGGGTTTCCGAATCGACTATGATTTCAAAGTCATCGTTTTCATGGATCAGTTGGACTGTAACTCCTTTGTAGTCGTCACGCTGTTGGGCAAGATACTGAATGCCCTCCACAGATACCTGGATGCTCATTTGATTCCCGTACTTGATGAAGTAGATATGATTCTTAAATGGATTCAAGTTGTTTTGCTTACAGATCTGGATGAACAGGGCTAGTTCTTCATTCGTGGCTCCCTTGGCAATGGAATTCACCACTACTTCAAGCTCTTTTTCCGAGAAGTAATTCTCAAATTCTTTTGTATTAATCGGTGCAAGTTGATTATTTCGAGTCATTGTTTTTCATCCCCCTTTGTTTCTATTGCTTTAATGCTTAAGTCTTCATCCACGACCCTGACTACGATGAGCTGACCTGCAGGAGCGGAGAAATTCAAAATGGATTCAGCATTATCCACGAATGTTGGCGTAACCAACTCAGACTGCATACTGAGAACTTCAATGAGTTCCAATCCGGCCTTAATCTTCTCTGCCGTGGAAAGCTTACTGTAAGGCTTGCCGTCCATCTCAATTTCAAAGGTGGCTTTTTCCTCGCCGTTTTTGAGAGTTTCATAGAGCTTGACCGATATCGAGGTGAACAGGTCATCCACTTTACTAACCATCAACTCAGATCGCTTCGTTTTGAACTCCTTGATTGTGTCCACAACCCCCTTGGAAGTCACAAGTTCTTTCCGGATTGCCTCTTTCTTTTCTTTTGCTACCTCAATGTCTTCAGCTAGGCTACTTGCCTGCTCCCCCTGTTTTACTTTTACCTGAAGTTCCATGAGCTTGGCCTCAATCAAATTGGGCTCATCGTAATCGGCCTCCTCCGCCACTGGCATATCTGAAAGTGACTTTTTCAGCGCGTTCACTTTCTGTACTAGTGCCTTACCGGTGGCCACCTCCTTATTGAATCTTGCCTGGCGGTTTTCCTTCACTTTAAGAATGGCCTTTTCAGTCAGTGGCTGGTGACAAGTGCCGCATATCTCCTGTACTTTCTCATCCTTTATGGACTGAACCACTTGTGTCTGCTGTGTAATCTGATCAGTCAGGTTATCAATCTGCCCTTCCATTCGACTCCTGGCAGTCTTGGCTCTTTGTCGAATGACGCTTTCTTCCTGCATGGCCGTCTTTTGCTTATGCAAGGATTCGATTTCGTTTTGAGCAGCTTCGAGATCAAATGTTGACCCGTCATTTTTACTTGCTTGTTCCTCTAGCGCCTGGACACGTTCAGCAGCCCTTTCATACGCCTTTTCATTTATGCGAACCTTCTCCCTATGGAGCTTATCAAGATCATCTAGGGAGTGTTTTTTTAATGGTCCTTCTAAGCGCTCACGATCCACCTGAGATAACTCGGCCAGGATCTCTTTATTTAGAGGTTCGCTCATGTATTGAAGCAGTTGGCTGCGCTGATCCTGCCAGTGCTGCGTGAAAAAGTGGCTCGGATTAAACAGTGATAGGAAGAGGTTCTTATCAAACTGGTTTTCTATGAATTCATTAAACTCCGTTGCTTTCTTTGGAATCTCGTTTATGAAGTACTTGCCCGTTTTCTTCTGAGACCGTCCGAACATGACATCTTTACCGGCAATGGACATCAGTAGCTCCACTGTTGATTCTGTCCCCTCTTCCGAATTAATGGGGCGTGAATCGAGCTTACTTCCTGAACTATCTGTTCCAAAGAGAACCCATGTGATCGCATCCCCAATCGAGGACTTGCCCGCTCCATTGCGCCCCTTAATATTGGTCACGTCACTGAAATTGACAGTTAATGATTTGTGGTTCTTGAAGTTTTTAAGTGCCAGTGTTTTAAAAGCGATTTGCATGTCTTCACCCTCCATTTGATTTTGGTTGGTGATTCCAGTACAATGTACTCAACTATTGAAGAATCACCTTTTTGAAAGATCCGTGTTGCAGCACGGGTCTTTTTACGTTTCATGCGGTGCATCCGGTGCCTGAATAATGATGACACCCTCCGGGAACCCTGCCCACAGGAAGTATTGATATTGATCCCATGTAATCTCCACTACCTCTCCCCGATCATCGAGAAATCCTCTTTTCATTTACTTGACCCCCTTCTGGTTTTCAGCAGCCCTTTTCAAAATGAGCATATACCTTTCAACCGGTGGCATTGAGAGCCATTCTCCAATCCGTACATTCACTTCCTTCACCTCCTCTCAAAGCTTTCTTTCACTCCACCGGGTTGTCCAACATGTACTCGATCGTGACGATCTCTCTAATATCCGTTGAATATTCCACGCCTTCAATCTTGGTGTGAAAATCTCCATCGGCTAAATACTCGGTTAATAATGTGCTAATCATTTACCACAACTCCCTTCACCTTGAATAAATGCTTGCGAAGTTCTTTTCAAGAAACTCTGCCATTTTAGTTGCTTGAAAAGCCCAGGTTTGACCTTTTGACTTGGGATAAAATACAAACCCTCCACTTTCTACATCCAAGATTTTTCTGAACTTTGGTTTATACAAGATATTTTCTTTGATCCATTCGGTTTTTCTTTTTGTACACTCTTCTAAATCCCTCATAGTCCAATAAATTCCTTTGAGCTCAGTTTTCTTCAGGTTTTCTAACTCAACTTTTTTTATGATGACACTATCGTTAGGTATTGGAATCATTAAAGAGACTTCAAGTTGTTGCATTTTCTCTCACCTCATTATCTTGTTTGAATAAGTACTCAAGATCGTACTCAGGGAAGAAACAGTTTTTTATTGCAAGAGCCTCATAAAAACTGAAACCGTAATGCCCGTTTAATTTGTCGTAGATCGTTGCCTGACGAACACCTAAGAACTGAGCTACATCTTTACCTTTAATGTTTTTTCTGGCCATTTCTGCCTTAAGGTTATTTAGCAAACATATACCTCCTTACATAAGAGAATTTAAATACTCAATTTCGTATCATGAACCTATAATATACTCAGTTTCGTATCAAGTCAACTAAATAGTATAAAATAATTCTCAATTTCGTATTTTTTATCTTTACTTTGGCTAATATACCTATATAATGGAATCAAAAGATACGATTCTTCGTATAAATCCAATTTGGAGGAGAAGAAAATGAAGGATGAAAGAACTGAAATTATTCGAAAGCTAATTAAAGAGAGTTCTCCCAACATGAAGTCTTTTGCAGAGAGTATTAACCTTCCATACACTACACTTCGTTCAATGCTTGAACGTGGGATTGGAAATGCTTCAGTTGATAATGTAATAAAAGTTTGTAAGGGCCTTGGAATTACTACAGATCAATTAGAAAAGATGGCTACTTCACACGAAGACGATGTTGTTACTGTTGCAGCACATCATGACGGAGAGGAGTGGACTAAAGAAGAGTTAGAAGAAATTGAGCGGTTTAAACAATTTGTGAAACTAAAGCGAAAAGAAAAAGGTGAATGATGGTGCTTTATGAGAAGTTGTTAAACGAAGTGGTCAATGCAGGGGTATCAGTATTCGAAGTTAAGATGCAAGGAAGAATTAAGGGTCTATATAGTGATGATGTGATCTGGATCAATGAAGCAATAGATACTGATTCTGAAAAGTATTCAATCTTAGCAGAAGAGTTTGGACACTATAATACGTCCGTTGGAAACATTATCGACCAATCTAAACTTATTAATAGGAAGCAAGAACAAAGAGCACGAACCTGGGCATACGAATATACAATTCCCATTAGCAAGATCGTCTCTGCGCATAAAGCCCATGTGAAAAACAAATTCGAATTAGCCGAATATTTAGGGGTAACCGAAGACTTTGTGGAGAGGACTATTGAACGTTATATCGAGAAGTACGGAGATTATGTCTCTTATAAAAATTTCACCGTATGTTTGAACCCGCTAGGTGTATTAGAATGGTTTGATTTTAGCCACTAACTAAGGAGGATTTGATATGGCGAGCTTCTCAAAAAGGGGTAAAACGTGGCAGTACACTGTAAGCCGAATGGTTAACGGAAAAGCACAACCAATTCGTAAAAGTGGCTTCAGGACCAAGAAGGAGGCCCAAGTAGCAGCGTCAGAAATAGAAGAAGACCTGCGTAAAGGGATTGTCCCTACTTTAAAAAAGGAGCCCTTTGATCAGTACTTTAAAGACTGGATAGGTGTTTATAAAACGAATATCAGTGAAATCACATTAAAAAGGTATCAAGACACGCTGCAAACTATACAAGAAAGCTTTGGTGGAAAACCAATTCAGGATATCAGCAAGCGTGAATATCAAGCTTTCCTTAATGAATATGGGAAAACTCATGCTAAAGAAACGTCTCGAAAGTTGAATGTCCACATCCGCGCTTGTGTGAGGGAGGCAATTGATGAAGGTATCATTAGGGTTGATTTTACCCGTGATGTTGTTGTAACAGGGAGCGTAGAAGCGAAGCGTCCAGAAGAAAAACACTTAAATTATTTTGAAAGCAAAAGAGTGATGAATGAGATTTACAACCGTTTAGACAGAAGCCTAGTCTATTACTTGCTTTTGCTTGGCCTTACCTCCGGAATGCGCTTTGCAGAAATGATTGGCCTTACACGAAAAGACTTCAATTTCACCTCTGGAGAAATCACCATTAATAAGACCTGGGATTATAAGACCGGTAAAGGTTTCACAAAAACAAAGAATGACCCGTCCAATCGAATAATAAAAATGGATGGAAAAACAATGGGTAAGTTCCAAGCCCTATTCGAAGCAACACCACCGAATATTGAAGGTCTGGTCTTTTTCAGCCCACATAATGCTCGCAAAGTGTTGACCAATGAAAATGCCAATAAGATTTTGAGAGGTCTACTTAAAGAACTGAACATTGATCCAATTACAATTCATGGTCTGCGCCATACTCATGCCAGTGTTCTTTTGTATCGAAAAGTATCGATCTATTATGTATCTGAACGGTTAGGTCATTCCACCATCGATACTACTTTAAGACATTACGCACATGTCATAAAAGAGTTACGTGAAGAAGACACAAAGACTGCTGTAGATACGTTCGAGCAAATGGCCAATGTGTAA